GAATACCTATTTGTTCGATTGTTTTGACTCTATCTGAGCCAGTAACTAGATACACGCTATTTTTATTAGAGAAATTAAAGAACCAGGTTTGAAAATCCTGATCCATCAAACTTCTGCTTGGTGTTAATGTACCATCAACGTCAAACACATAATGTAATATCATAGTACTCTCCATACTTCATTATATTATACATCATATATTGGTTATTGTAAACCTTTTATATTTGAAACTTACTGTGGCTTCAGAATAAACTACATCCACTGCCTTTACATCCAACGCAATTTCAGAGAGACTTGCTGGCATGAGGTCTTCGAATTTTATTTCAATATTAGAATTTTTTGTAGAGTTCAAAATCGTGAGTGTCGCATCTGAAAAAATGCCTGAATTGTCGCCATCTTCTCTCGTAACTAGATTTTTATGCTGTGTGAAATTATCCGGAAACGCTATACCAATCAACCAATCATGCATCTCTAGGTAGTTAGTCATATTTTCATCAACCCGAAATGTGATGCTAAAATCGCCATATTCTAATTTATCTGGGCTGAACGAGAGATTCGAGAATGGAGTAGCTACCGTGGCAAAACCAGCAGTCAGTGACGGAACTGAAGCCGATTGTATATAGTATTCAATATTAGGCGCTCTTTGCAGAACGAATCTGAACCCTATCGGTGAAAGGAAGTTTTGAGCCATGTTTGCTCCATATTTTTTCAAAAATTAAAAAAAAGCGCTAGACATTTGATGAGAAGCACTTATATTATATTTATATGATAAAGAGAGTCGTATTTGATGCGCCAAAAAAAAGGGAGAGCCGAAGCTCTCCCTTTTCAGTCTTTTGGTAGGTTAACCCTACTCTTGGTATTACATGATGTTAGTGATTGCAACTCGGCGATAGTATGTGTTTTGATCGCCAGCAGCAGGACTTGTGTTGTCGATAGCGCCTGCACCATTTGAGGTAGCAAATGGGTTAGCAACCATGCCGTAACGAGTCTTGAAGCCAATCTTAGGTTGGAAGCTACTCTCACCAACCGCACGAACCATTTGCAATGGAACATATGGGCAGTAGAAGATGCCAGCATCGAATGCGCTAGAACCCTTGTAGCCAACAATCATGTAGTTAGCGCCTGCATATGGGTCGATGTAGACTTTCATGCGGCCATTAATGACACCAGCGAATGTGTTGCCTGTGTCATCTACATTTAGCTTAGATGCGAGAGCAGGAGCATAGTCGAGGACGCCTGCCATCTGAAGTGCAGAAGCAACATCAGAAGAACAAACAACAACGTTGCCTTTACCACGACGGGTCTGCTTTGCGATTTCATTAGCTTCACGTTCAATCTGGAACATGAGACCTTTGAACTTTTCAACACTCCAACGACCGTTAGCATCAACGTCTAGGTTGAATGTACCAGCAGCAGCGGTGTTTGTTTGAGCGCCAGCTTTGGCTGTGTGATAGATTGTGCGAACAACTTCACGATTGATTTCTGCAAGAATTTCAGCAGAAAGAATGTTAGCAAGTTCTGTTTCAGCGTCAAGACCATGAATAGCCTTTAAATCTTGTGCTAGTTCAGTAGTGTACTCTGCTTTGAGCGCACGAGACTTGGCAGTAACAGTAACCTTGTCGATTTCGAAGCCCATCTGAGCATAAGCAGCTTCAGCTTCCATTGTAGCCGTAGCAACACCAACACCAGTCGTTTCGGATCCAGCACCGAGAGCATTAGCGTGTGTACCTGCGCCAGAGAAGTCTGTGTCAGCTTCGCTGTGCAGCGCTTCAGTTGTAACAGTTGTCGTGTTAGCATACATGGACTTCATGGCAAAGATAAGCCCAGAAGGACCGGTCATTGGCTGAACACCACAAATGTCATATGCCATCAAATTAGGCATAGAACGACGAACGAGGCTAATCAACACAGGATCGTAAGTGTCGGTAGAAGCAACGCCACCAGAAGCGCCATCACCAATAGAGTTGGCAGGTGCGGCTTCCATCAGTAGGCTATTAGGTGACCAAGCAGCGCTTTCTCTTAGAGCCTTTTCGGTGTTCTCTAGGACAATAGCAGTAACTGCTCTTTTGTGATTATCTGTGATAGCTTCGAGGTCTGGATGCTCCAGAATAGGACGCCATTTGTTGTTTAGTTCTTCATTTAACATTTTAGAAGATTCTCCTTAACTAAGAATATTTATTTAACTATTTATACTATTTGATATTTCTGAAAGTCTTGCTGATGGATTTAGCATAGAGAGCCATCTGAGGGTCAACATACTTCGCATCTGATTCCTCATTTACTGGATCTAATTCGTCCGTCTCTTCAACAATTGCTGATTTGCCAAAATAGTTTTCTTTGATGATTTCAACTTTACGACTGTAATCATCAAGGTCTACATATTCTAGGCCTTCGGTGAGCGAACGCAGCTTTTCAGTCTGTGTATCTGCTAGTCCTTCTGAAAGAACATCGAATACGTCCGACTTCTTAGCTTCATCAAGCTCTTTGGAAACCTCAATGTTTGTATCAAGCTGTTCGTTGAGGCTCTTTTCAAGCTCTTCGATCTTCTGTGCCATTTCAGCGACCAGATCGACTTCTTCGTCAGGAACATCAATATGATGCTCTGAGAAAAGTTCTTTAAGACCAGAGATGAACGACTCTGCAATATCAGAGCGAATTCCACTCTCCACTGCAAGTTCGTTTGCTTCCATCCACTGCTCTGACACGTAATCTAGATATGAGTCAACCTTCTTAGTGAGGTCTTCTGTAGCTAGTTCTACTTGCTCATCTAGTTTGAAATTAAATTCTTCTTCTAAACGAGAAACTTCTGCATTAACTTTTTCTAAAACAACTGCCTCAAAGAGAACAGCAGCCTTTTCTTTAAAATCTTCTGATAGTTCTTCACCACCAAAAATTTCTTCTACTGCTTCGCTCATAGAGTTATCGGCACCTATTTTTGTTTCGCTATCAGATACCGTATCATCGGAATCATCAGCAATTACTTCATCAGCTTTACGCTTCTTGACACTAACTGCGGCCGATTCCATTACTTCGGAATCACTTGCAGATGCCTTCAACTCGTCTAACTGATCAATTTCTTGATCTGACATATGTTGTCTCCTTCGAGTTTATTAGTTATTTAGTTTATTTATAAAAAATGTTATTTTGAAATATTATTCAAGAATTTTGCAAATATTTTGAACTTTTGTTCTTCGAGTTTACGAGGAGAGAGTTTTTTAGTCTCTGCTACAATCTGTTCAACCATTTGTTCACGCATCCAGTTACCAGAAGCGATATCATAAAACCATTCTGACCCTTCCATAATACCCTTTACGAAAGCATCAGGAGCAGATGGGTCAGCGACGATATCGCCAGCAGTAGCGAGCATGAAATCGCCCTGTACTTCCATAATACCTTTCCCTGTTTGCTTAATTGACCCCATGCCACGAGATGATACGCCAAGTGTTGCACCTTCGTCCATAAGATTCTTTACTACCTTACCCATTGGAGTATCCATAATCTTTGCTTTACCAACAAAGTTTGAGCCCTCTTGATGTAAGTCAGTAATCATATGTGACACTCGCTCAAGGTTGATGGTTGGTCCATCAGGATGTCCGAGTTCACCAAAAGCTCTTTTTTTCTCTACAAATTCTTTATTATATCTCTTCACTTCTTTCGCAATAACTTCAGAAGGATAGACACGCCCATTACGATTTTTGAGGTCGCCTTGCATGAAGACGCCTTCAATGAAATAGTTTTTTGGCTTACCTTCTTCGGCAGCTTCTGTGATGTATTTAACATCATCGTTTATTTCGCAGATTAATTTCATTGTCCTACCCTAACCGTTAGAAACTGGTGTTCTGAAAACGTGGTCGCAAGCGGCATTTAAACTAACGTAAACTTCGCCATCGCCCGCAGCACCGCTTCTAAGTTCACCAATGTCGATAAGTACGACATGCCCCGGTCCTACTGTAATCATAGTAGAAACCGCTGAAGAGGTTGTTCCAAATGAAACATTAGCAATGACTGTTGTATTACTATTGTAAATTCTTTGAAATCTACCATCTGTGATTTCAGCATGAGTAGCTGTGACTGCTACTGTATTTGCTATAAGTTTGATTGCTGGCATATTTATCTCCCTTACATTGCTTGCTTGGCAAAGGCAAGAATCTCACTATTAGATTTCTTGTCTTGCATAAACTTAGCGAGCATTGTCTTTGTGTTTGCAGGGTTCAACGACTTATATAGATTATTGAGCGCTGCTGCATCATCTTTAGAAACCTTTACCGTACTACCATCTTTAAGTTTCATGTCGGTAGCGCTGAAATTAACTGCTTCATCAAGGTCAACGGATTCGTATACTTCGTATGTCTTACCAGCAACTACGAAAGTTTTATCACCCTTTTCTTTAGCTGCTTTTAGCGCCATTCCAAATGCGTTACCTTCCTTCATCATCTTATTAATCTCAGCACCCTTCATGTTGTGCTTCGTAATAAGTTTTGTAACTGCACTTTGAGTTACAAAAGGAATGTCCGCTTTTACCAACTTAATAAGCATCGCTTTATTGTCAGCAAACTTATCCATAATAGCAGATAGCTTCTTAGCGTTATCTAAACTGATTTTCTTATCACGCATTGGCTCATATGCTTTTTTGAGTTTAGCAATACCTGCTGCGCTTTCCTCTAACTCTTCATTTGGGCCATAGCCTTTAGGAGTTACATCTTTAGTGCGTGACGCAACATCTTTTTTTGATTTACCCTTTGCCATTCTTTTAGCAGCATCTGGGTTTAAATTACCTTTCTTATCAAGAAACTTTGCAAGATGAGGCGGCAACCCATTTGATGCTTCATCAAGGTCAACTTCTTCTGGAACATATTCATTCTTCTGCATCATTTTCATTGCCAAAGTTGCAAGTTTGACAATAGGAAGTTTTTCCATCTTCTTCTTGTTTGCGTCATTTACCTTGTCATAGATTTGCGAAATAGCAGATGCAGTGAAAGAATCGACCATAACACCATCAATCTTTGCAGCAGATTTCTTGGAGGCAATCTCTTTTACCTTGTCGATAACACTCTCATTCATAGCTTGCTTTGTAGCATACATTACGGCTTTCCAGCTTTCGCCATAAGTAGCCCGTAATGATTCTTCATTCGTTTCGCATTCACAATCTTCACATCCACAGTTTTCACATTTACACTTAGTAATATTTTCTTCATAGCTATTGTTAAGCTTTCTTTTCCGCATTTGATTTTTGTTCTTAATTTTAGAGATGGTCTTTTTACTTTTCACTATAGATGCAGTATCATTTCTCTTTTTCTGCATTGCGGTGGCTTTCTTTTTAAGCCTTTCTGCTCTGCCAGAAGTAGTAACTCTATTTTTAATAGCGCCACCTACCTTTTTGATACCTTTTTTGATAAGCCCACCAATAAGTTCATCTAAATGTTCTTCAGTAAGTTCATGAAAATCCAAACCCTCATCTAATGCATAATACATTAGATCGTTCAAATCATCTTGCTCTAGTTCCTCATAAACAGCAGCGTCTTTACCTTCTTCACTATCAGCAATACGTTTTTTCTTACCAGGAGACTTTTTTGTACCCTTTAGAGTTTCTGCATCGTTTAGCGGATGGTCAACGATACCAACGACGTGCTTGTCTTTGAAACGTTTTTCGCCAGCAGCTTTTGGCTCCAGCAGTTCTTGTAAATCTTTAAAGGATAGCATTTGTGAGTTCCTTATAATTTGTTTTTTAGTATTCTGTGCTGTCAACGTCTGGTTCATCGTCGAGATCAACGTTTAAATCAAAGTCGTCCTCTTCGGCACCATTCATCATCTGCTGTGCAATATCTTCTCTTTTAGCATCGATAGCAGCACTAATCTTGTCCTGCATTATGTCTTGAAATGCGGTTTGAAAATCGTTTGGTTGATTTTCGTGAGCGTGTTTCAACAAATCTACTATATTATTTTCTACCATCATACCAACTCCATATATTTATATCAATTAAGATTGTTCTGTTTCATCATTTGGTTCTGCTTCGACGCTCTGGTCATCATCTTCTTCACCTTCATCATCAAGGTCATCATCACCATTTGCTTTTGCTTCAATAGCAATTTGCTCATCAATGTCTTTTATATCGTCTTCTGATTGTTGAAGTACGTTCATACGAACC